ACCCGCAGTGGCAGTGCCAACAACGGATAAAGCTTTAAGCCGTGTTCGACCTAACAACATAAACCCAGTGTTGTTTAAATGCCCAGCTTTGACGTCAGTTTGCATACCCATATCAATCTCCTAGATGTTAAACAGGGGGCGAACCCCCATAGAAGATTAAGCTGACACAGGCGTTTGTGAGCCGTTAGAGTTAGCAACAACGTAAATAATGGTGTACTGAACCGTACCAGCAGTTACCGTAGCAACCGTAGGTGACAGAATAGCGTTTACCAATACGTCTGTTGAGCCAACACCTGCGCCGTTAGGTGATGCCGTAGTAGCAGCCCCTGCCCAGTTGCCAAGCTTTGCAGCAAAAGCTGAGTTAGCCATGCGACCAGCCGAAGTAATGTCGGTTGAGGCAACATACGCAGCAGTTGTGCCGGTGTAACCAATGACAACGTTTGCCGCAGTTGATCCGGTAAAGGCTGTAAGCGTGTCAACGTTAATCTGAATAATCTGTGCGCCAGCAGGAAGTACTGCAATCTGCGTGGTATTGCCAGAGGCGACTGTTGTGCCTGTGTAGTCAACTTTTTTAGTCTGCGAAACAAGGGTAGAACCCATGTTGCGAACTGTACCTGAAGTTGTACCAGTCGTGTCTTTAACAGTGCCGAGCAGCCAAGGGCCGAGGTGTGTAGCGAAACCCATGATGGAATCCTTTATGCACAAGTCACCGTATCATCTGTGCATCGTCCCCTAGGCGGGTTGATACGGCATTTAGTCCTAGTCGTAAAGCAATAATAACCCAAAATAAAATAAAAGCAAGCAATAAAAAAACCCCACCTTTTGGGTGGGGCTGATGGTGTTTCGGATTCAAACCGAAGTCCTAGTCTTGTCGATCTGTATGTCTCACCATACCGACACCATCTTAGCGCTTACGCGCCGGGCGAACCGTACATACCGAGAGGATCAGACCAGCCAAACGAATAACGCTCGCGTGACTTGTAACGCACGTTGCCAGTATCAAAGTCACCGTCCATTGAATTAGACAGTGGTGTACGGACAAAATGTTTCATACCGTTAGGCACATCAGTACACAGATACCAACCATTGGTGTCGGTCAAGAAGTGGTTAATTGAATAACCTTCTGGGATCGAACCGTTGTTTTTAAGTGCATTGATGTCGTTGTCGGTTGTACCAACACGCAATTCGGTTTCAAGCAAACGAGTTGCCACGAACTGAAGTGCGGGAGGAACAATCAACTTCTTGGGTTTAGCAGCGATCAGCAGACCACGCTCATCAGTCCATGCAGCGATTTGAATAACAGCGTTTTCCAACGAAGTTTCGTTCAAGTCAGCAGCGACTGCTGGGGTGTTACTGTTTGTGCCACCAGAAACCAAGGGATGAGCAGTGCTGAACAGAACAACACCGTCACCACCAACATAGCCAGCGGTAAAGCCATTGTTGATCACAGCAGCAGCTTTTACCTGCTTGGTGTACGCCATTGCGCGGGCAAGACCTTTGGTATAACGAGCCGACAGTGAGTCGTACAGGTTATCTTCAATTGCCTCTTCCGTGAGCGAGAAGCCCAAGGCGATGGTTTCGTGGTTATAGCGAGCAGTCCAAGCTTCCTGAGCATTGTCATACGCAATTGCAGAACCTTCGTTCTTAACAGGTGCGGCTGAGAAGCCAGACAGTTTGGTCTCTTCTTCAAACGAACGCTCAGAAGTCTCAGTTTCGTAGATTTCTTTGTGTTCTTCGCCATAACGAGCATACTCTAAGCCGAACAATGCATTCAGGCCGGGGAGCAGCTCTTTCAATAGTTGTGCGCGTGAAATAGCCATGATTTAGCCCCTAATTAAGAATATGCCAAACCAGTGGCGTTGTTGTATTGATGGATGCCAAAGTTGATCTTTACAATCACTTCTGCGTAAGTCGTTGCAGAGGTGGCTGATTCAGGAACAACATCAATGACACGAACTGGAAAAGTTGCTGTTGCGGCAGGCGAAGTACTCAACACTGAGTATGACGAATTACCGGTAGTAGCTGAACCAGCAGTTGCCAAGATTGACATGTTTGTGCCAATAGCGTTTTGGGTAACAGTAGCCATCGTAGTACCCGATGAGCAAACTGCAACTTGAAACAGCGTATCTGGATCATCTGCAACAACTGCAAAAATTTTCGTACCAGACTTGATAGCTGTGCTGGCAGGATAATATTGCTGTTGCTGTATTTGACCAGTCGAAGCGTTAGTAAAACTCACACCAAGAAACACGCCACAAGGAGTGTTAGCAGTAGTGCCAGTGTCTTTTTCAATAGTGCCGCCAATAACACGCTTTACAAAATCGCCGTAAAAAATGTTAGTGGCATAACCCGAAGCAATCTCCATCTTACGTGTCGAACCTGCAAAGACTTGACCGCCGATAAGATTGATGGGTTTTAGCCCGTAAGGGGCTGAAACGGTAGGATAAGCCATTTAAGACTCCTGATTAAGTTTATGAACCTTTACCAAAACTTGTCGAAGACCGGCTTTCTTTAAAGAGTGGCATCCGCGCATCGCTTTGGCGCATTAAATTATTGTCCACAGCATCCGTCTGAGCTTGTGTTTGCTTGGCGTAGTATTCGCTACGTTGGGCGACAAACTCTTTTGGTGTTTTGCAAAGCAATAACCCGCCAACCTCAACGTTGTCTTTAAAACGACTATTGGGGTCAACTAGCAGTTGAAATCTTGGTTGCTCTTCAATCTTTACCGGTTCCCATCCTTCCCTGAGTTTGGCAGAGAGATTACGTGGGTCGGCTTGGTTCAAAGCAGCAACACGAATCCAACGATAAGCAAAACCTTCCTGTTTATCTGGCTCAGGTAGCAATTCTGCGGGCGACCACTGCTGGGGACGCTGTTGAACTGCACGGGTTTCTAACTCACGTGTAAGTCTATCGGTAGCCATTATTGGGCCTCCAGTTTAATTTGTTCGCGGGCATACTGTTCAGGCGTCAAACCAAGTTTTTTGGCAATTTGAATTTGACTAGCTTTTAACTTCACTTTAGTGGGTGAAGTACTGCGGGTCGCAGGTGCCACAACGGTGCTAGATTTTGTACGGGGCTGGTCGGCCTTCGTTTCTGTTTCAGAAGACTCAAAGTTTTCTGGAAACCGTCTGCGCATTGTTTTGTCCAATGTCGCATAATAATCATCTGACCCAACAACTGTGCCGTTACGTTTAAGCTTCTCATGTAAGCCTAAAACTGAAGCGGTCATTTCTTCATCTTGCCCAAACCAAGTGTTGCGCTCTTGCCACGCTTTAGCTCGATTATCAGGCGGAACAACCTGTTGTTGTGGTGCTTGTTGCTGTTGTACTGCGTTTTCTTCACGTTGTAAAGCAGGTGCTTTAAATTTCTTTACTTCCCGTAGCTCATACGTTGCTTCCTGCATTGCTTGCTGGGCTTCTACGAGCTTATCGCCATCACCTGCATCATATGCTTCACGATAGGCTTTTTTAGCAGCATCTAGGCGCAATTCAGCAGCGTTAGTAGCAGTTGCCACATACTCTACTTCGCCAGCAGCATAGCGTTGTTTTAATTGTTGGTTTTCTTGAACAACTCGACGGGCGTACTCAACGGCTTCTTGCTGCTCACGATATGCAGCTTCTTTTTCGCGTCTTTCGTCGTGCCAAACTTTTTTAAGTTGTTTAAAGCGAACTTTAACTTTGTCAGAGTATTCCTCTAGCTCGTCTTTATCCAGCTCTTCAACCAGCTCTTTAGGCATTGGTTCGCGGCCCCGATCTTCGGGGGGTGTATCGTCCTCAATTTCAATGTCAATTTCTACCCTGCCACCTTTGGCAAGTTTGTCATCGTCATCAAGCTCATCGGGGAACTTAAATTGGTTTTGGTCCATGTTGTTTCCTTATTTGCGCTTAATACCGCGTGGGTCATCGACTGTACCCTCAACCGTATCATCGTTAATCATGCGAAATTCACGACCGTGAATCACTAAGCGGCTACCTGAGTTGGGTCTGACCAACACAAAATCACCTTTTTTGCACCATGCCCCTGACGGGAACTTATTCGGGTCTTTATAGCAATCTGGACCCATTTCAACTACGAATAACACCGTAGTCAGTACTTCCTCAATGTGCATAGTCTCGCCAGCTTTTGCCAGTCCACTATCGTACATTTTGTCTACTTCTGGGATAGCACACAAAATGTGATAACCAGATGGTTTAGGAAGTTGACTTGCTTTTTCGTCGGCGGTGGCCTCAGAGCGGTACATACCTACTACTTGCGGATTATCGGGGTTTGAGCCGATAAGGATTTCACTCATCAGAGTTCTCCATGCGGTTTTTAAGGTCTAGGGTATAGCCCCGCGCAGTGAGAAGACCCTTAATCTCACCACACAGTCTTTTGTACTCTTCAAACGTATCGGCTTTACCCGTACCTACGTACTCAAAGAGTTGTTTTACTTTGTCATCAATTTCTTTAACAATGACCTCGAACGCATCCATCATTCACCTTTTGTCGGTTTGTTGCGGTTATTTTGTTGCGCTGCAATTTGTTGGCGCTGTAACTCCATCTGCTGCTTACTTTTCTCAGCATTCAACCCAAGCTCAATACCTTTTTGCATTTGGTCGGCGCTAAGCTTGTGGTTGTCATACTTATACTTAGCACCGATCTCAATACCTTTAGTTGTTTGGTCAGCATTGAGTTTGTGTAAGTTGTACTTTGATTGCTCATCAATTCGCTTGTTTTCAACTTGAATTTGCTGTGCTTTAAGCTGCGCATCTGACGCATCTTTTTGAGCCTTGCGTTGTAGGTCTTGTTGTTTAATCTGCAACTCTTGTTGTTGCATCTGAATCAACGGGTCTTGCGCTTGCTGTTGAGCTTGCTGAGCTTGGGCTTCTTGCTGGTTTTGTTGAACTAACCGTTGCGCAGCTTGAGCCAACATAGGTGCTAGGCGAGCTTCAACTTCTGGGTCCATGTTGATATCCTCACCAGACTCATCTTTCTGAGGTGGCAGTGGCATACCAAGTTGCATCTCAATCTGTTTGCGATACTCAAACCCTAAATGCTCATTGATGTGCGCCATCATCGCAGCTTGTAACTGTGGAGCCATAGGATTGTTTTGCAACAACGCCATGATCTTAGGGTCTTGCATTGCCGACATGTGAACCGCAATATGAGCCTGATGATCTTGGTACATGAACGCCTTCACAGGTTTCATCATCAATACATTTTGATTCTCACTCACTGGGTCTTTTGGCTTTTGATCTTCGTCCATCGGGATCAACTTATTAGCCTCTTTTATGCCCAACACATCTAGCATTTGGCGATGTAACAACGGCATGTTGTACATCTGTGGTGCTTGCATGGCTAACTGTAAAACGGCCTGATACTGGACGATTTTCTGCGCCATTGTCGAGGCATTAGGATCACTGACAGGAATAACATCAACGTTATCGTAATCAGACTTTTTAGCCTTGCGACTACCTTCTGTTGGTTCATAGTTGTAATCCTCAGGTGTGTAGTCAGCAATAATCTTTTTAAGTAGCCCCAACTCTTGCTTCATCGAGTAGTGAACACGCGCCTGAATAGCACTCATCACTTTCAATGTTCTTTCAAGAATCGCCAGTGTTGTACCCACTGGAGCTTGTGAACTCATGTCGCTAACTTGTAAGTCAGCCGTGTTTGCAAACCTACGACCTTCTTCAACGATCTGGTTCATCAAAGCCAGCAATACTTGGCTTGGCTCTTTGTAAGGCAACGGCAAAATGTTGTCTTTCATTGTACCGCTTGGTACATCTACATCCCTGAACTCACCGGGGGCGATCGGTGTGTCATCGCCCTTGATGCGCATGCCGCGAGTCTTAAACCCACCGGGCAAGTTGCTCAGCGTACCAGCATCGACCAACTGCCGGATAAGAGAAGTGCCAGATTTAGCAAAGGCACCAACAAGGTGAATAAGGCCAAAATAATAAAACCCAAAGCCCGGAACATACCCGTAATGAACCAAATGTTGGCGTTTTGTAAAAGTCTCATCGTCAGGTTCCCAGTTACGACGAATTGCTAAAACCTTGTTGCTACCCTTTTCAATCGTGACGATGTACGGCAGAGCAATCCCTGTCTCTTCACCGTCTTCATCTTTATGCTCATAGCCTACTAGGTCCAAGTTGACCTGCATTTCAAGGAGCTTGTACCGTGCATCTGTAGTAGCGCGAAACCCTAACTTCTCAGCAATCTTTTTCTCGACTTCATCAAGCGTGTTGTTTGGCTCGCCCAAATCCTCGTCGCAATAAAACCCAGCCACCTGCAACTTGCGCAACTCGTTCTCGGTCTTGCGCATAACGTGTGTGACACGCTCAGCGGTTTGAATGTTCGATGCGCCGTAAGGGACCACAATATCTTCTGCTGGTACGAAGATACTCACTTGACGTTCAAGGGCCGGGTCGTAATACACCTTTTTAAACGCATTACCCGACAGACCCAAGCCCCACAGCATGCGCTCATGCTCAGGTCGGTACTCGGTCATCTTGTCCATCAACTGGTAGTTCATATCCTCTTGAACCCGTTGGGACGCTTCTTTCTTATCAGGTGTCTCGCGCCCAATGATCTGGGTCTTAACCGGCCCCATGGCAGGGAACGTTGCCATCATTGTCTCGGCTTGAAACTTAACAAGTGCTTCAGTAAGCAGTGGGTGATATACCCCGCACGCCCCGGGCCAAGGCTCCATGCGCTCTTCAATCTTTAGGCCAAGCAGCTCAAGTCCATCAACGTACGTTTGCATCCAGTCTTTGCGACTTGACACATCATCTTCATAGTCGCTAGTTAGCTCGCTGGCGATAACTTGAAGCGCACTTTCGTCCATGTCCTCAGCTAAATTTTTACTAAAATCTTCCTCGGCTTCTTCTGCTGTGAACTCAAGTATTGGCTCACCATCTAGACCAATTGTCACTGACTCTGGGTCTTCAATTTCAATCTCAAGAGCAGGCTGATCTTCATTCATCTGGTCTAACGCATCAATACCCTGAGGGGCTGCGTACAAACTTTTTTCTATCGCCATGATATTTAACCTTTTCGTCTTGCAGTATTAGTTTTAGGGTTGTAAGTGAACTCAGACGCTGGAACTTTTTGATCTTTAGAAGCTCGGTCTTTGGCACGCTCTTCTGCTGTCATTACATTGCGTTTCTTACCTTCAGCAGTGAGCGTCTTACCGTCAGCTTTTAGTTGTCCACGTTTTTTTAAAATCGTTAGCGCAGCACTTTTGCTACCCACCTGCGCGGATAGCCGGTCTATAAGTTGGTTCTTCCCCATGAATTTTTGAGTTGCCATGAGTAATCCTAGTAGTACGCAGCTTTTCTGCGACGAAATTCACGAACCTCTTCAGGCTCATCGCTATCTAGCCGTATGAACCCACCTCTGCGAAACCGCAGCAACGCCTGAGTCATTGAGTCCACCAAGTCATCATGCTCGCCTGATGGGAAGCTCGCCACTTCTTCCACCAACTCATCAGCCCAACGTGTACCCGGAACCCACACTCTACCTGACGCAAATATATCAGCTACTGCGTTAAGTCTAGCTATTTTATCGTTACCTTTGCTCGGCGTATACTCCTGCACCGGTATACCCATGGCTCGCAGCTCAAATAACAACGGCGTACCAGACGCTTTTGCCTCAACAATCAGTGCATCTGGCTCCCACTCTTTCCACTCTTCATACGCACGTTGCTTAAGCTCAGGAAACTCCATGCGCTTCTTGATTGCGTTGAGCAATATCAAATTGGCCTGTGAAAACCCTGCGTCATCGTCTTGGTAAAACACGCCCCACGTTGTGCATGCTGAATAGTCGCTACGCTGGGTCTTGAGAAACGCTGTATCCCATGACTGAATGATAAATTCGCACGCTGGCGGGGTATCATCTTCCCAATTCTTCCACCATTCGCGCTTAACAATAGCGTTTACGTCAGAAGTTGGCTGTTGTTGGTACTGAGCCTGCCATTTACCTGAGGGCAACTCGTTTCTGAGGGCTTCTAACTGCTCAATAGGCCAAAATTCAGGCCAAAGTGGGTTACCTGAGGG